GGGCTTACCGTATTTGAAAAAGACATCTTATAGGAGGCTGTAGTTTTTACACCAGCAACAGCTACTGATGGCGCGTTACTGTCTTGTGTAACACTATAAGTAAACCCACCTGCCTTCGTAATGAACCATCTATCAGCGGTATATCCGGTAGGCGTCGAAAAGCTCGTTCCTCGCTGCCATGGATTTGTACCAAACTCGCCGCCGATAATTAAGTTTCCACTAGTACCTTTTATTGAGGCGATAGAAACATCCGTAGCTACAGCCGAAGATGATGTTGCATTTCCGATGACGGAATTTGCTGCGACATTTTGAATTTTCGCATACGTCACCGCAGAATTTGCAATCGTGAGCGCACCAGTATTAGCAAGCGTGGCATCCCCAGACATCGCCACGTCTGTCGCCACGTTGCTGACATTACCCACAAAAATATGCGCCGAAGTAAGTGCATTCGAAAGCATTGTTCCGCTGACCAAGGTGACATTCGCATCAGGCAATGTAAGAGTTCTATTTCCCGTCCAGGTAGGAATACTCACAGCAAACGTATTGGTAGAGTTAGTCCAGGTCATTGGATTCGTCGTGGCAGCAGCCGATCCAATTGTTACACCGCCGGTTCCTTTTGCTAATATTTTAAAAGAAGCATTGGTGCTGCCGCTAATAAGCTGAACTAACGCACCATTGGCAACGCCTGCGGTAAATGAAAAATAATCAGTAGCAGACGCAACGTCCGCAAACGTTGCAACATTGAACCCGTTTGAGCCTTTAATGGTAGGGGTCGTTAATGCCATGTTGGTGGCGGCAATACCGGACGGCAGCGTTGTGGACCAGGATGGAACACCGCCTGCGCTTGTTATCAAAACAGACGAATTTGCCGTTGCTAATCCAGAGACAGTATTTGCGCTACTGGCATACAGAATAGTGCTAACGGCATACGTGTCTGCAAATGTAGAAGTGGTGTAGGCATTTGATATGCCGTTCGATCGCAGAATCGTGCCAGCGCCTCCTACGGTATTCGGCCATAAAGAAGTTGAGGCAATATAATTGGCTCCATCCGATATCAAAATATTACCAGCAACACCCCCTGTGGAAGGGAAAGTGGTCGTTGTCCAGCTTGGCGCGCCAGCACCACCGGATTGTAAAAGTTGTCCAGAGGTTCCAGGCGCTAATAACGCAAAAGCTGTAGCAGTTGAGTAGGGGATGGCGCCATTTGCTGCCGTGAGGTTGGCGTTTGTACCACCACGAGAAAGTGAAAGTTGTGCAGCCCATGAGGGAACACCCCCGGCAGACGAAACAAGCACCGCAGTGTTAACGGGCGTTATAACGTCTAGCACATTTGCGCTTGAGGCGTACATGATGGTGTTAATGGCGTTGGTGGCGGGATATGTGGTCGTCGACCATGCGGGAGTGGCCGCATTTCCAGATAAAAGGATCTGATTTGCCGTAGACGTGCCACTAAGAATATTAAGTTTTGACGCATCACTCCAAAGAATTCCACCTGCACTGGCCGTTAAAGCATTATTAGTACCGCCGTTGGCCAAACCAAGGATGCCCCCCAACGTTAATGTACTAGCAGCACCCGTGAACGTTAGTCCCGTGGTTGAACCCGTGACATTAATATTTCCGGCACTCGCTGTCGCAACCCCGACATCGCCGGTTAAAGTACCCACAGTTCCGGCAGTAGTAGCAAGCGTTCCACTGATTGGAAATGTAACAGCCGTGTTACCTGTCAAGGTGCCTGTGAAAGTAAAGGCGCCTGACATCGTGAACGCGCCGCCGAGTGTAACGGCTTTGCCACCAATGCTGGAAACGGTTACTGCACCCGTATTTGCTATCGTGGCATCACCAGACATGGGGACATCAGTGGCTATATTGCCAGCATTACCCACGAAAATATGTGTGTTAGTAAGCGGAATAGAGCCAAACGGAATAGCAGCCCACTGAGGATTTGCCGCTGCGCCTTGTGTTTGAAGGAAAAATCCAGATGTTCCTGGCGCCAAAACTGACCAGGTGGCCGCACCGCGGTAGAGAATATCGCCCTGAACCGATCCAATGCACGCATCAATAATGGCAGACAATGTATGAGGTGTAGGAGCCGCAGAACCACCGGTAATATTTGCCAAAAGATTAAGTGTAGAAATAGGTGCCAGAGCCACGTTAATAGCGCCCGCTCCTAATCCTACAAGAATTCCTGTTCCAGAACCGATCGATGTCGGCGTGTAGTTGCCGCCACTTCCGACAGGAACTTGTCCATCCGCAGGTGCAGCACCCGTACCCAAGCCCCCACGTGAAGGCGCCAATGTACCCGTCCATCCTAATGTAATGGATGCAGGCTGTAACAATGCCGTGGCTGGCGTTCCGCCTAATGTAATAGTGACGTTTGTATCAGGGGTAGCCGTTAAAGCAGACGGTATAAACCCGGCATCTGCAAGCTGAACCCAGGTCATCAAAACCGCATTATAGTATTCATAAAACTGAATATCGGTATTGAATCGAAGCCGGTAATTAACCGTAACTGACGGGGTGGGTCTCTGTGCTGTCGTCCCAGAAGGCAAAAATGTCCATGGATTATTCAAAATGACATTCGCGCCACCACGTAAACTGGGCATCACATCGTTGTTGTTAATGTTACCTGCGTTAGTCATTTGACTAAATTTAATAGTGTCTACCATCACGAAGTCCTTGTGATTATTTTACGCGGGAATTAAAAACAATTAACTTCCTTGTATTTGTCTTAATGACAAGCCAACAAATGCAGTCGTATCAGGCGTAACCAATGACAACACATCCCCAGCCGTTACATAGCGTTTTTTGGGCTTAAATTCATTGTATGCGGTAGTTGTTTTTGTGCCACCCAAAGGAGAAGCAGCCGTTCCATTCTTGCACACAAACACATTTGAATTGGACGCATACTCAAAATACGCCTGATATTGCGTACCAGAAACACCAGGAACTGTGTAGCTTTGAGCAACCCCTGCCGCCAAATTAAATTGCACACACACATCACTAAAGGGCATTGTTTCTATATAATTTGCATTGTATTGGATAGCCATGACTTCTCCTTAAATTATTCGTAACGAATACATTTCAACATTAAAATAGTAGGCTGAATATTATTATGCGGTGTACCACTCCCAGAGCTTGTCGTATTATCAAGCGTGGTGGTTGCCGCCCCATTAGCAGACGCTCCAGCACCTCCGACAGCGGTTGTAAGGTATTGGTGAACGTGAGGACCATTTTCTGCTCCTGTCAAAGCATGTCTTGCCTCCCCTCCCGAGAAACCTACAGCATTGGGTATATCACCCGGTACAGCGCTATAAAATAATTGACCGTGTGCGCCTGCGGTTGTAAATCCACGTAGATCAGGAAGGTTAAACGTTGTTGAACCATCACCATTGCCATATATAAAGAATCTAAGCAATGACGTAATAGTCTGAGTAGCATTGTTGTTCAGAATAACCGTTGTTCCAGCAACATTTATAACAATAGTACCGGGCGATATTCCCACTCCTTCTATGGGTCTTCCTACTATGTAGTTCCCAGGGAACGCAGTATTAAATGTATTAACCCCTGCATTTATTCCAACACTATCTGTAAAAGTTATTGCAGAATACAATAAATAATCACGAACTCGATTTTTTGTAGATCCATCGCACGCATAATAATGAAGTGGTACATTAACCCCTGCAAAATCTATTATTGCCCCAACCGGAACAATAGGATAAGCAGTATTGTAGGTATGATCAATTTGACGCTGAATAGAGTCCTGCTCAAAAGAAGGCTGCACAGGTAAATCCTGAGCAACAAGCTGAAAGCTCGTCAAATAGATATCGATATTGCTAGGCAAATGTAAAAGATAATCGACATAGGCAGCGGGAGGAACATTAGGATTCGTTGTATCGGTTAGCTGAGCATAGCCAGTGTATTCAGCCCATGATTCATTAACGGCGCTTGAAGGCAGAACTGTTCCCAAAACGGAGCCGTTGGAATCCACTAGCGTAGCGCTAATAAATTGCGGGGCGCCAGTTAAAAAGGCGCTCACGGCGGATGAAACGATCTTATTTGCCCACAGCATCCCATTTTGTCTAAATCGCTGCCGAAGAACAACAGTATCAGGCGTCCAGTCAGCCAGCGTTAAGCGCAAAGCATAGGGGGAATTGGCGGGATTAATATTGGTATTATTAAGAGCAACTTGGTTAATAGTGACGGTGCCCGTTCCAGCAACCACCAATTCCCAACCTGGCGCAATTACAATAGGAGCCGGATCGGTTCCCGCAATAACAGCCGGGCTATTTAAGTTAAATAATGCAAATTGAGGGTTTGTTATCTCATTACTGGTAGAAAACGCAAGCGAATCAACAGGTGCTGCCCCTCCGCCGCCGGGAGAATAGTTGTCAACTTCATAAATAAGGGGCGCTTGTTGCGTATTGCCTTGACGAAACTCTAGCCTATATACGGCGTCTGGTTGAAAATACATATCAACTGGAAGCGTGCCGTTTCCTAGAAACTGAATAGGCTGTGTCCATGGCACATTCATATCGGCGTCATGGAAAATCGTAGCAGGCTGATAAGGAATATCATTTTCAAGCACAAATAAATAGAATGTGTCGTCGAATTGCTTGCCTTGCAAATCCACTTCCGACCAAATTGGGTTTGAACCTCTAACACCTAATGCCATAAAAACATCCTTATGATTTATTTTAATAAATCCAAAATAGAACTACCTACGTAGCCAATTCCACCTACTTTTGCCGTATTAGTTAAAATCTTACCAAGTGCATTTTTGGCGGCTTCTTTTTCTTTGATGCCCTGTACATGCCGGGCAACTTCGGGATGCTTATTTAAAAACCTTTCCATTGGCACCGATTTTTGCATGAAGAGTTGTTCAGGATTTTCAGGCACTAATCTCATCCCAGGATGAACCATTTTTTGAATACCTTTAGGTAAATTTTTATCAAAATAAGTATCCATCAAATTTTTATACGTGCTCTTTGCCTGATCTAATACATGAGCAACATCAAGATGCCCGGATTTAATAAGATTACTTTTTAACTCATCATTTATTTTACTGCGTAAATCAAGGATCTCATCACCTTGATTTTGCAGCGCAATGTCATCCGACGACAAAGCGGATGTTCCTTTCCTGTAAAGATGACTTTGCAAATCATGAACTGCATCATAATCGCCTGACTCAGCAGCTTTAATCAGTTGTTTGCTCGCTCGAGTTTTAGGCAATATTTCTTGGGCTTGCTTAAGATAATCTGAATTAACCGGCGTTGAAATGCCACGATTTTTTATGGCGTCTTTTACATAATCATAAAGCGTATTAGCCGTATTCTGTAAAATATCGTGCGGTCTTTGAACAGCATTCACAAGCGACTCAGGTGTCGACTCATTAGTCAATCCGCGTAGTAGTTCGCCTAATTTTGAGGTTCCAGCACTAACAACTTTAGTGCCTAGACGTCCAGCGCCACCCAATGCTAGAGCCCCGACCCCACCGAGTGTTTTATCATAAGCATCCCCGGGAGTAGCAAGCGCACCTGTCCCACTTAATGCAACTGCATTTTGTAATATCTTAGGTATTTTAGCCGCTTGAGAAACGCCTTTTAAAGCACCAAATAATTTACCCAGACCGCCCAAGCCACCAGTTATTTTGGCTCCCCCTTGAAGCAAGTTTTCACCGCTATTTTGAGGCTGAGGAAAATATCTCGTAAAATCTTCATTCGTAAAATCTTGCGCGATTTTACCCGGTATAAAAGAAGTTATTCCCTGGAAAGGAGTTGCAACCCCTTGCAGAAGACCCCCAGCCGCAACCGGAAATGAATTTGTATTTTTTTGCATCTCATTTGCAACGGCTTCAAGACGCGGTGATTTGTTTTTTGGCGTCACGGATAACATCATATCGCGCACCCAAGGCGGCAGATTGGGATATTGCTGGCTAATTTTCTGCCGCGCTAAACTCATCGCATTTTCTTGATCTTCATTCGGCAAATCAGAGAACAAAGGAGAATTCGCTTGTGATTGAGACACAACACCAGAATTATTTGCGATAGGGCTATGTTCTTGAAGGGCTGCCTCCATTTCATCAGGAGTAGCATCATCAGGAAAGGTATGAAAACTTCCATCCTCAAGTTTAACGGTTTGAACCATTAGCGAGCCCTCACTAGCTTACCGTTAACTCTGATAAAATCTGGTTTAGCTTCATTGGTTTTATTGCTGGTATTATTACCTTTAGCATTCCCTAAAATAAAATCACCATTTTTATTTACATCTAAACCATTTAAATGGATGGGAGAGGTGCCTTTATTACGATAAGTTTCCGTTTCAGTGTCTAAAATTTTATTCAATTGATCCCATCGAGCCTCGGCGACCTTTGGATCTCGATACCAAGTAGAAGGGCGCGTCAACTCGTCGAGTCTCTCCAGGGCTTTTGGCTGTATAGAATCTCCATAAAATTGACGCATTTGGTCACGCATTAAACTTGCAGCAGTAATAGCTTTTTGGTGATTTATAAATTCTTCTGAAGGATTTCCAGAAAGTGCCTTTCCTGACTCATAAATATATTTTCCGATACCAGGCAGACCAGAATAACGTGTTAAATCTTCACTATTAATAGCCTTTCTCGTTTTATCTAAATTGGTAGCTAAATTCAATTTGGTGCGCGTTTGCGCATCACTCGTTTCTTTATTAATTTTTCGCTCATACGCTTCTCGCTCTTCAGGAGTTCTAGCATTATTATCTGCCATACCCGAGCTTTGCAGTTGTTCAATATTATCCGGTGAAATAGCAAGATTGTTAGCGGTTGTATCCGAGGGAGAAGACGGCATCGGCGGAATTGGTCCTCTTCTGATATTTTTTAAAATATCAAGAGCACCCTGTCCTTTTCCTTCGGCAATTTCTTTTCCTAAAGGCGACGTGGAACGAAAACCAGCGGTTTGATTTAATATATTCCGATAATCCATTAAGGATTGATGGCCTTGTAAAGCCATATCGTGCGCCGCTTTGGCTTGAATATAACGCGGATCATTCTCACCATATTGATTTTTTAACTGTTCCACATATATAGCATTCGCAACATCCCCCGACGGATGAAGTTGCCCGTAGTATTTATTAAGTAATAACTTATGCATTAAATTACTTCCGGCGTCGACCCCTTTAATAAGGGAATCACCCGGAGAATCAGGCATAGGAATATCAAGTGCCATTATTAACCTCCTAATGACCAGGATGGCATTCCAGAACCACCTCGTCCTATTGCGCCAGTACCCACTCCAACGCCCATTCCAAGTAATTTACCAAATAAAGAACCCGGCGCGGCTTGTTCGCCATAAGCCATTTGCGCCGAATTATTACCCATATTCGCAGCGTTATTACTCATGACGCCTGCGGTGTTTGCGCCAGTATTAAAAACATTCTGGGCAATTCCTGTTCCGGCCAAGTATTTCTGCATCAGGTTATTCAAAAAGTTTTGCCGATCATCTAATGCAATACGAGAAGTACCGCCCTGGAGAGCCTGCAATGCGGTATTAGAGCCATTCAATCCAAGCGAACTCGCCGCATTCAACCCTCTATCCTGCGCCATTTTTTCAGCCTGTATAGCACTCGGTGATTCAGTATACCCCTTTGTCCACTCCGCCTCTAAATCAGCCGGATTAAGCAACCGTTTCATGGCGCCAGATAAATCACCATACGTATCTTGGCCAAATTGATTGTACGGTTGCAGAAACCCTTGAGACTTATCAAAGTACTGATTAAGTTGTTCTTGGCCTTTTTCATAGGCTTTTTCTGGGTGAAAGAAACTATCAAGCCATCCCATGGTTACGCTCCTTAAGGGTAAGCAGCCGTTGTAAATTTAACGAGCCCACCCGCTATCCTGCCTACATAAACGTTGTTTGTTGTGTCATAAAGAACAACCCCATTCTCTAACTTACCCGCTGTTTGCATATCCGAAATTTGGGCTTGCGTATAACTGGGTGTTGTCAATAAATTGAATGCGTCTTCAATGCTGTCAATACTTTCATTTAATGAATCCACTAACACCCAAGCCCATTGCAAAAACTGAACATCAAATTCAGTCGCAGAAATAGGATTAATCCTGTCTAAAGAAATCATCATCAGTTAGCCCCACCTGAAACGCGCTTGGTATTTCTAACACCGCCCAAAATGACAATAGGTGCGGAGGAAACACAGACAACTTTGTAACATCGGTTTCGGCTACACCCCATTTCATACCATCGCATGCGCCATCGATACTCGCCGAGAGGACTAAACTCTCTTACATCAGCGGGTAAAAAAGTTTCGCCACCATCATCCGAATAATAAAGCTCAATATGGGGTTTAAATAAATCACAATAATGATTATCGTCAAAAGCGGGTGTATTGGAACCTTCCGTAACAAGGTACTTATTGTCTTCAGACACGATATAAACGGGATGGGTAGGCGTACTCGTTTCATCAACAATAAAAACGTTGTTATCAAAGGGGGTACAACTGCGATAAAAAGTTTTATTACCAAATACAAAATCGATCTCAACATATTCATCCTCAAATTCTGCATAGTCATCCAAAATGATCTGCTTCGTCACAAGCTCATACCGCATCGGAAACTTTAAAAAAGCATCGGCAGATTGATCGCTTGCCCGTTTAGGATTAAGCAGCTCATTGTGGTAAATGTTCCCCGCCATTTCATAAATGGCGAAATCCCCTTGCACTGTGACTAAATGTCTATTATTGAAGTAAACATGTTTTTGTATTCGATTTCTTTCCCCGTTTAACTCAATAGATCGTCCCCATGTCTCGGTTGAAAAATTATATTCAATACAATTTGCGTTATCGACGATATCCAAATCACCCAGATTCATAAATGTACCCGCCGATGCACGATAAAACGTCGTGTTCTCATACTGGTACAAAAATCCATCTACTTCTGTTACCAAAAACGGGCTTAAATTATTATCATGCGTGGAATTTTGAAGCAAAACATTAATAGCTTGGGATGAAATATCCTTCGGCATTTGTCCGTTGCTCATCATAAATGAAACCAACCCTTCAGAATTTCTGGCTAACCACACCATCATTCCAAAACAAACGGACAAGCTATTTGGATCTGAAATTCCATAGTCAAAGTTATAAGATGTATTCAACTTCCATGGAAATTCAAAACTAACATTTCCAACCGTAATCGTTGTAGCAATATTTGCCCACACATCGGTTGTATAATCACACAGCATGTAAAGTTGATTATGCAATACTGCAAATTGCCCTATTACTCCAGACGCCCTACCATTCAATGCTGCCCCTGTGGCCGGATCAGTAAAGTACGTAGTCGCATTGCCCGCTAGATTTATCTGAGACAAATAAAAATCAGGACTTCCCTCTACACTCACAACAAAGCGGTTACCGAACGCCGCAACGTAGAGAGGTTTACCCCCAGTGGTTGCGCCACCAGGAGCATTCGGGTCGGTAACCACCTCGGATGTGACGTTGGTTCCATTTTCTTTAATTACAAAAATGTCCTTTCCATCCGTCATCATGTTATAAATCAACGTACCGACTGCCAGAGTGGCAAACCAAATCGGCGTGCCTAATGCAACGTTGATACTCAATGTTTTACGGTTATAAAATAAATCAAATTGATAAACGACAGGACCATCCACCACATACAAATAATTAAGTGACTTAAATATAGCTCTTGGCTTTCCGTTAAATATCAATCGATTCTGATTAAGAAAATTAATGTGCTTTCTTCCCATAGCAGGATAAAGCGCCTGTTTTTTCTTTCCCGAATCAACCTGGATACCGTACCAATTGGCGCAATCCATGGAACCAAATTGCACAAAACGCTGCTTGTCGTAGTAACAAAAAATTGGGAGCTGTTGAATAGAAGCAGCAGGCGCTTTCTGGAGGGCGACCATTAAATACCCGCCCTAACACGCCATGAACCATTCAAAAGTGATTGCTGGTCGCCAGCAATAGATAGATTCACTTCGCTGGCTGCCTCAATCTGATCTCTTAAGTTCTTGTAGTTGGCCTCTAAATCATCCGTCCAAGCGCTCGCGCGACCTTTAAACTGACAAACATATTTCGCTACCGCATAGAGCAAGAAAAGCTCCATGTATCCCGGCAATACATCTAATGTATCGTTGGACGTAAGCGGTAATTTTTGAAACTTACCTCGACAAAAAAAAGTGAAGAACTGGCTCGGTGCCGGATAAAGCTGTGCCGTTACCCAATTCGTGTCGGGATAAGTAATAATAAAGCGCGGCAAACCCTGCAAGGGTTCAAATTTCCATGCCGCCAAGAATTCATCCCTGCTTTTATCAATCAATGGATAGGTAACACCACTTAATTGCAGCCATGCACTGTCCAAATTAGCTAAACGACCTTCCCTGATGTATGCAGTATCAGGCGTAGGAATTTCATGTGAAAATGTGAGAATGGACGCCCCATTTAAGGTTGCATTCATTGTCATTGTGATCACATTACCTACAATACTTTGTATTTTTGTCAAAAGCGGAATGCCGCCACCTGAAATGCCATCACCTACGCTATAAATCGCACCATTAGCCACGGTTATGGTATGAGACGCGGCTGTTAATGTGACCGTTTCAGTTTGCGTTGTGACAGGACCTACATAGTCAGGCGAAACAAACATGATCTGCTTGACCGGCAAGCTAATATTCACAGACACCGTCTTTGCAATCGGCAGCAACAATCCAGAAGACGCATAACTGGAGAGAATTTGATTCAGAACACGAATTGCAAGCGACTCATCACTGCCCTGCAATGGCACCGTCGGACTACTCGCTGTAATCAAACTGTACATTTGAAATACAAATTCTCTAACAGTTGATGACATTGGATGTCCTTAGGATGCGGATTTACTTATATTCGCTATCAATTCCTCTACAGTATCGACATCTTTAGATTGCGACTTTCTTTTTGGCTTGGCATCTTTAACAGCGGGCACATCTTCCTGTGTTGCAAACCAAACACCGGATTGCATGGCTGCTTCAAACGCATCCCATGACTCAACCAATTTAGACTCGCCGCTTGCGCTATAAACAAATGCTCTAAAGTGTTTTTTATCGACAATCCTACCCAGATAAATTGCTGGCTCGCCTTTCATACTTACTCTCCTAAAAAAGCGCCCACCGTATAAGCAGGCGCTTTCACTGCCTTACGAACAGATACGAACCGCGAACTCTGGGTTAATTGCAACACCGCAGATAACGTCGATACGATCTAATTGTTCATAGTTACGGATATCCGCACCAAGAGAGTACGTCATCGCCAACTTGTAAAGGTCGGAATAACGTGTCACAGCTTCAACACCACCGCGCAACTCTTTGATAGGAGGAGCAGCAAACACAATCGCTTGCGTGTGATAGGCCAATGAAACGTTATGGCTTGCACGTAGCAACATTTGCGCACCGTTTGGAATAGCAGCAGAAATGTTTTGACGCGCACCATCAACAACGATAGTTGGGTTCACAGGAATATCCGCTGTGTTACCGCCAGCAGAAATAACCTGCGCTGTCACAACAAACTGAGCACGCTGTGATAATGGTTCATACGTTAATGGGTTAACCATGAACACGCTGGAAGCATCATCCACTTCGATGATGTCGCCTTCCTGAAACACAACGGTGCCAGGTGCTTGACCTAGTCCAGTCACGCTAATGGTATTACCACTAGAGATAGGACCATTTGTCACTGTACCTGCCAATAAGAAACCAGCAGGAGGCGTACCCCCCAATTGACCTGCACCAGCCACTTGACGAGATAAAAAGTTGGTTTTAAAGAAGTCAAAACCAGACAAATGACCTACGAAACCGTCAATCAACGCGCCGGTATTAACGGTGCTGTTGAAGGTGTTGAAGAGATCATTTGAAAGATTCGCAGCAATACGAGGACCGACGCCCGCATAACGCTTGCCGTCTTCTGGAATACCTAACTCTGTCATGTAAGCATCAGCACTTAAAATCGTGTTGAAATCGACAGGAACGCCAGGAGTACCAACCGCTTGATAGGTCTTGGTTTGGAATTCGCTGGCAATGAAACGCTCAACCATGTTACCCAAGCGCTTGGCGCGGGGAGCATTTGCCATTTCAAGATAAGGTTCGTCACGAGCGCGATCAAACGTTAAGTTGAAACCGGTGTACTCAAGCATGATGCGAAATTGCTTGTCGATAGTCAGCGGTCTAACAACCTGTACGCGTGCTTCGGAAGTTGCGGTTGCGCCTTCTCCGCCCAAGTATCTTTCTTCTAAACGATAGTCTAAGGTTTGGCCGGTAGCAAAGCGAAGATTTTTGAAGTCACCTTCAAGATTTCTATTGGATGTACGTGCAAATGATAAAGAGTTCCAGAAGCGTACAAAAACGTCATCCAGAACGTATTGTGTTTCCCTCAATAAATTGGTCATCGTCGTTCTCCCTGAACAAACAAATGAATTGAATAAATGCTCTTGCGAGCGCCTATAACTTCTCATTTGTCCGACGGGCGACAATGTAATACGCGTCTACTGTGGGTGATGGAATCCCTTACGCATCAAGAAAATAGTAAACGTTTCTCTATGGATTTGTCAAATGTCAATAAAAAAAGCCAACGCATAACGTTGGCTCAACTCCTTCTACCGTGGGTAGATGAGATATTTATATTGTATCTCAGTATTACTTTTTCTTTTTTCCTTTAGCCTCTGAGTAAGCAATCGCTACGCTTTGCTTCTGTGATTTTCCCGAATTCATCTCACGTTTAACATTCTCGCCGAAACCTTTTCTGGTTTTAGCTTTGCTACCTTTTACTAATGGCATCGCAATTCTCCTGATAGAAATTATCGATTGGACTTATGTCTGGTTTTAACTGTTGCTAACCGCTTTGCATCAGCCTTGGCTAACAAATCATCCCCTGTCATATCTTTTTGCTTAGGCATAACTTTTGGTGTTCCATCTTCTTTATGACGTCCCAACGGACGTGGCGCATTGGTGCTGGGTTTATTTCGTCGCATGCGCTCTTCAAGTTTTCCCATTTCAACCATTTGCGCATAGGTATCCGGTATTTTTGAAATTCTCTCTAGTTCCCCGGGTTGGCGTTTGCTAGCTGCATAAATAAAGGCTGACGGATCTTTCATTCCCCTAAGTGACAATGTCATAGCGTCACTCATGGGCTGCCTTCCAACAACGTCCCTAAAGTCACTGAACCTATCCATACCTGACACAAACTTATCGTGAAATTCTTTTTCCAGTTTTTGTTCATGGGCTTGTCTGTGTTTTGTTTGTTCCTCGGTGTGCATATTGGTAACAGTATGTTTCACAAAGTCAGCCAATTGCTGCTGCCAACCGGTTTCATCATTTGGATCATACTGAAAATCTTTGACTGCTTGCTGGACTTCATTGCTTGCGCCGTTATTCGATAACTGTTGACGCAATTGTTGTATCTCATAATCACGCTGGGCAACCTCGGCCTGATATTGCTTCTCTTTCCGGTCGAGTCTCTCTTTCATGCCCTTCGACATACGCTCTTTTTTATTGCCGTAATCATCAACTTCGTCATCAGAAGGATGAGATCGCTCATTTTGTGGTGCTTCATCAGAAGCATCAGAATCATCTGAAGACTCATCATCTACATCAACCGGATCGCTTTCATACTCAACCTCCACATCGTCGGAGGCTTCTGTCTGCACATCATTAGCTGATTCTGCCTCGTCGTGTACTTTTTCCTTATGCTCTGGCGTTATAGGCTGCTGAGAATTGCCCACTCCGGCCAGTAAATCATCAATGCTGCTTACATTACTCATGGTCTCTCTCTCTACGTTGGTTTATTGAACTTTTGACGTTAATATCTTTACTAAATTCTCAGCGTGCGCAATTTCTTTGTCCGTTTGCGTGCGACCAGCCTCGGCCATAAAGCGCATCTTGCTTTCTTCAACACCCGCGGCTTGTTCGAGCTTGGAAATCTCTAACTTCATTTGCTCAATCTCAATATCCGCCTGCATCTGTTTTTGTTTCAGCGCCAGCTCTTGCTGTTTAAGTTGAAGCTGAGCTTGCATATATTGCTGTTGGGCTTGCTGAGCTTGCTGTTGTGTTGCAGCTTCTTGCTGCTCAGGCGTAGGAGTATTTTGCTGTGGCATTTCTCCCGTTTTACCGGCAGCAACAATCTGAGGTGACACAAGCGTCTTGAGTCGATTTTTAATCTCAAGCGTATTGGAGAGGGGGAGATTTTCAGCGTATAAATCTGCCACCAAGTCAAACGTTTGCGGAGCGGCTTGTAATATATCGCGCAAAGATTCCAATGCCTGTTCTTTTTGCCCCTCGTAGGATGGGCCAGGCTTTAATCGAACTTGATACGTCCCTTTACGAATATCGTTGTCAACCGATTCGCCGTATTCATCCATTTCACGGTTAATCGTAATATTCTTCATGCCCTCATCTGGCATCATTAACGCCATCACGCGCTCGCTGTCATACACACGGGGTATCATTTCATTTACAATTTCACCGCCGGTTGCTATCGCGCGATTGATGGAATTAAAAAACACATAGGTGGAATAGCTGCCTTGTCTCGTACGAGCATCGATGGCCTTCCCGCTTGCCTCATCGCCATTATTTCCCATTCTGGCAGGATATAATCCAGTACAGGTGTACAAGTCTTGAATGGCAAGCTCATATTGTTGAAACAATGATTGCGACAGTTCAGGAGGTCGGATTTGCTCTGGCTTCTCTCCACTTGGTGATTCGTCATACGTTAACATTCCCTTAGTGTTGGTGGGGTCTTTCCAATGCGCCTGGGTGTCCAAGCTTGCCACATTTTTCTTACTACCTATCCATTGGTCATAACGAGAAACTTTTAGGATATAGGCAGACTGAGTACGAAGGTAATTAATATATCGTTGGGTGTCACGGCAATCACCGAAGAACGAACGTGTAACTTGTTTGCCTGCTTTGTTGTAATAGCTATTGTTATCCGTGTACACCAGGGGCAATTGCTCTGCCGGAAATTCTGTTTTATCAAGCTCATAGTCACCGGCTATTTGGTAATGAATAATTTTGCTTTTTTTAGAAGGGCGTTTTTCTTCAATGCGCACCATTTGCCCTTCGTCCCACAACACCATTATGTCTTCGTCTTTTTTTTCTGCCATGGGCATTTTATTAGGTGTTACATCGACGCCGGTGTCTTGCGGCAAGATGTCGTGATCACCTTTCATGCCAAAACCCTGCGGCATATAGGTTTGTCCCGTCATATTCTGACCTTGTCCCATTTGAGACAACACATCCGCTAGCTGCGGTTCTCCGTCGCCTTGAGGCATAGGCAATGCAGTTTGCTGCATCTGCATGTCAATAGCCCTATGACGATTATTGATTTCGCGAGACTTCTCAATAAGCTGGTCCATTTCTTCTTGATTTAGCACATTACCGTTTGACAGCTTGTAAAGCGTATCTTTTTCATACTTTCTCTTGTAGTGGTTAATGATAGTAATAGAATCCTCATCTGCCCACATGAAAGGATTTCCCGATTCAGAAGGCTGCACAGCTAGCGCAATCTCTTCTTTTGATTGTGTAATGCTAGCGGTTTTCATAATGGCTTCTTCTATATCTTTTCCGTACACCTCGCGAAACTTTTTTCGTGTCATGCGAGTCAAATAGCCGCAAAACATTCCGTCTGTTTTGCTAATACTTTCTGCGCCTATGTCCCAATAACACCGAGTAGCATCTTTGAAATAAAAATATTGAATGTCTTGATTAAAGGACTTGGAATGGGTGTAGTCTGTGCCAATACAATAAGCGCTGTATCCGCCAATAGCGGCTTGGCCGGCTGCCACTTGATACGTTAGCGTGGCCGACGTTGAAAACATAATGTCTTTTGTAATCACTTCACGCAGGCTTGCAACTTTCTCATCACACTCCGTCATGGGAACCACTTGTAGCTGAGGAGTATTTTGTTGCTGTTCTCCCAATAGAGAATTAGCCATCGTGCCCAGTTTATTAGCCGTAAGAGGTACCTTTCGGAACGTCTTAATCATGTCATCTTCTTCTTCTTCAGACCATTGCGACTGGCCCAATACAAAGTCATGCATCGTGTGATAGAGATCTATATTTTGTTTGAACTGTTCGTAGAATTTTTCGTACGCATTTCTCGCTTCGCGAGCAATCTTCTCATTTTGTTTTGGCATGATTCATCCTTAAATCAACATTCCCGCATGTCTGTCGGGGAGCCTATTTACTTGATAGCCACTTTCCGAAACATATTCGCCGCCATAAAACGTGAGCATTAACGCATCCGAAGTATCCGGCGAAAGAAGCCCTCTTTTTTTTGCATCATCTTTGGACTCAATCAGCAATCTATCGCTTGAGTCATACTTGTACCCTAATCCTGTTAAATCTGTCTGAAGTTCATCGCTGTCTGGTATTTCAATAGGGCTTTCCTGCAAAAACCAATCGCGCATCATACTCCAAAGCTCTGCGCGCAGGTTTCTGAATTTATCCGATTCATTTGCTTTGCGCGCAACATTGACGCCCTCAACAATATCGTGCCCCAGCTCATGCAATCTATCGACTACACCAGCACCAATCCCGATAGAGTCAATACACACTCGCCTAGGTCTTTCCTTTTCGATGATGCGTTTGATGATACCCGCAAGCTCCATCGTATCGATATTATAATACGTCTCAAGCTTATACGCTTTACGTCCTTTTCGTCGAATAATAGCCGTACGGTCATCACCTTTTCTGGCGGGGTCTACGCCAATTACCAACGCCGTATTACTTTCAACATTCGTCGTACGTGCTTTCTGCACAACATCCACATGAATAAACGTATCTGTAATGGACGATAGAAATGCCTCATCATCTGTGAACGGATATTCTTGACGAAACTTCCTGTGCTTCTGCTCTTCGTCACCTTTGAAATCTTGTAACTTGATGCGCCGCCAGTTTAAATGACCGAGCTTTAATCCGTTAGCGCCAAACTTTTCTAGCCATTCGTTTTCTTCTTCTGTCGGTTTGAATGTTGGGTCGTCAATACAGTATTCATCCTGCCAATACCACGGAACAAAAATGGCTTGATAACGCGTCTTACCGTTCTTCGCCTCTTTCCAATCCGAGTAAAAATCATTGTCTATTCCATTAGCGGTCGATTCTTTGATGACTTCTGTGTCATCCATTTCTGCAACAGTTTGTAAAAGACCCATGCTAATGCGAGCCGCATCTTTGTAAAATGCATACTCCGATAAATGCAAATATTGGTTCGTCATCGAACGACCAATTTCAGCGCTGCCCGCAGTACCGACGCGATAGCCAGAGCCTAACGAATCGTACATGAGCTTATTGTCATTCTTTTTGTCAGGATGCGGAAAAAACAAAGGGTCAACGTTTTCGCTATAACGTTTGGTCATCTCAAATATAGCTTGAGTAGCATCTGATAAGTGAGTGAGGATAAATGCTTTCTTGCCACGTTTGGTAATAATCTTGTGAAAGAATCTGGCTTGCACGTAGGTTGAGACACCTTGTTGTCTACCTTTCAGAATCAGGGCACGTATTTTGCCAGTGGCTTCAAGCTGTGCCTCTAGGCGCTCATGAATATAGAGCTGGGCACGATTCATTTCAAACTTTTTTTCTAAACCTGATTTATCATGGATAACAAGAAAGTTTTTTGCAAAAGCAGGCAACCATTTCAATATCCGTATGAGCTTTGCCTCATCCATACGCTACTCTGTCAATTTATCAATCAGCTTTTCTATGATTGAAGCAGACTCATTCTTCGGTTCTTTGTCTTCCTGATAGTCACGACGAAATCTGTTTTTCATCGTAAATATCCATGGTGCGCCGCTAAACTTCTCGTAATTACCTTCGATACCATTACGGCCTATTTTTTCCCAAACACGTTGAGCCTTTTGCAATCCGCGCTCAACAGCGGCACTAAACTCAGGATGAGTATCGCGCCATTCATACAAAGTAGTACGAGTAATATCTAATTCCGCACAAACAGCTGCGAGGCTCTCACCACCGGCAAGAACCTCTTCAGCTTTAGCGCACATATCTGGGTGATATTTGTTAGATGTTCCCATATAGTGTAAGTCCCGCCTTATGGTCCAGCTTGTTCGTTACGCTTCTCACCTTTCATATCGTCACCCGCTTGACCTGGTTCGCAATACTTAGGCTGCATCTTGTTTTGTTGCTCAACGCGCTTGCCATAAGAACTAGGAACGCCGTTGTAATGGGTGTTGCCTTCGTCGCCATCGGCGGTGGTGTAATCTTGGACATCGCTCATAACTCATCTCCCTGTCAATTGATAATCACAAAAAATACACAATACCATAAATGTCAACCATTTTGAATGAAAAAAATAGTTCAAATATTGTTGCAACCCGCTTGACATATGCAACAACTATTGTCATACTCTCTTCCGCTTACTGGAGAAACATCAATCAAGGAGAAAAGTTATGTCAGCACGCAACGTAGAGAAAATGATAAGACCCGTTGATCCAAGACTATCCAAAAATTTCTTGGATTACTTTGAAAGTCTGGATGAATCTAAATGGGTAAATGGAAGACCAGTTTTATTAAATGGTGCCATATGGTGCAACCATTGCGGAACATGGCATAAGGAAGGAAACCACTACTTTAACGCAATCCAGAAAAAGGATTAATGAAATGAAAAAAATCACGATAGCAACCGTCAAAGGCTTTATCAAAAAGAATGCTCAAACTTTGTTCGTCAACGTAAAAAGTAGTTACGATGGCATGGTTGACGGCGTTCAAGATGACAATGATGGCTTTCAAAAAGCCAAGCCGTCCGAACGAGTTTACAGTCACAGTCTTGGCATAATGGGCGTTTGGTTTACCCCTTCAACTAGAAACTGGTGCGAAGTTTATGAGGATAACAACTACACCGGATTTCGAGTCGATAATTGCTGCGGTAGTTTCATCGTAGCAATTCCTAAAGTATAGTTGAGAGAGGATATAAAATATGAGCAACCAAATACAAAGTTTTGTCAGTGACTGTTTAGCGTACCACGGCAATTGCGTAGATAGATTACCCGATTTTGTTCGTCACGAATTTGCAGCGCTTATCATGTCTCAAGAAGAGGGCTATGCAAGCGAGGCTACAGGTCCCGACAATCCGCATTGGGAAACCAAAATGCTGCCTGCATTACTTCGTTACCTCAAAAACTCAACAGACATAGATGAGGCAATAGAGTTCCGGGACATATGGCGTGACTGCGTAACCGATTATGTATCCCCAAAAATGCAAAGACTGCTCGAAGACGGCGATTTCGACTAGCTGCCTGTCTTGATACAGACATTTTTAGCAACCATTCCCTTGGGTGATGAGGCAGCCTCAAAACTGATCTTGTCACCCTCTTTCAAACTCTTAAATCCTTGTCCTTGCACTTCGCTAAAGTGGACAAAAAAATCTTTGCCATTTGATTCAATAAATCCAAAACCTTTGGCGTCGTTAAACCATTTTACAGTACCGTCTTGCATTTCTATCTCTTCCTATGATTAAAAATCAATTGTAAGGCCAAAAATCTTTGATTCTAGCCCATATATACCACTACCCGTGCACACCTACATGATATTAATAAAAAAGCCTTACAGCAATCCTTTTAGCAAGTCACGCAGCATTGCTGGCGGACGAGATCGTTTAAACGATTCGTTCTCGGCGATATGCGCTGCTTCTCTATCCATCTGGAGTCTGCTAGCAGCCGCAATATCCTTCTTGTCGGCCCAGGCTGGACGACTAGGAGATGCGGCTAAAGAGGATGGTTTGGTCATTTTTTGAACAGCGTTAGCGGAAAGGCCTTTTCTTTTTTTAGTATTACAATCTTTCTTTGGTAAAAGATCTTTATTTAGTAGTCGTGCAAAATCCACACGTGTGGATTGTCCACCCGGTGGATTTTTGCACCTGTGGATGGGTTTTTCTGTGGATAAGTGGTTGTTTTCTTTTGTTTTTGAATGACTTATGTTGTTGATAACTTTGGATTTCTGGGTTTTTTCTTGAGAACTTTTATCATTTGATGTGGATAACTTATCCAGTGGTGCGGAAACTGCACCAGTGGGCTTGTGGAATGGCTCGTCGGGGTTGAATTGGGTGCCATTTAGGACGCGGATGTCGTGTTTTATGATCTTACCTTTCTCGTCGCGCGCTACCATGTATTGGATAAGGCCTGCGCGTTCTAGGTATGACCAACACTGTTTTGCTTTTCTTTGCCCAACGCCACAGACTTTGGCGGTCCATTCTTTTATGACAGTCCATTCCAGGCTTTTGGCAGAGAGGTAGCAGTAGAGACGGTAGGCGTCATTGTCTTTGATGTGCTCTGTGACGGTGTTGCAGATTTGAGTGAAAGGGTTTTCTTCGAGGGATGTTTGAGATGCGTGGCTTAGCTTTTCTACTGACACAGTGACTCCTTGTGGCCTACGAGTAGGAAGATTAAAGATCCGTTTTATTGCTTTCCGCCAAATATAATACTATTAAGGCCAGCTCATTTTAAATCCATGCGATTAATGTACGGGAAGGATGGCGGTGTCGTGAAGGTGCTTCATGGCTTCGTCCATATGCTTTAAAATAATATAACTGCACTCTTGAGCAGCTTTTTGATAGTCCGGGTTTGGTACGCTGAGTTCTTCTATCAAAATTTCGCACAGTCGTATGTGATTTTGCATGTACTTTTTAGTCAATTCTATGACTGAATATTCATCGATTTTTTTAGTTTCCATCTTGATTGGTCCTTTCTGCTTTTAATTTTCCCTTGGTCAATGCTTCAATCCTATATTGAGCATTCAAAGGCACATATCCCCACTTCAGCCAATTTCCTAACGTGGACGCAGACATTTTAGTGCTTTTGTTAAATTTATAATTACTACCATAGTAACGTTTTATATCTTCCGGCCTCATGATTTTCTCTCCTTTATTAAATTAAAAAATATTCTACAACAAATATTGACATGCCACAATCATTGTTATATAGTTATCTCACGTCAATACCGGCGTAGTTAAAAAACTGAAGAGGTGTATATGAGAAATTTAATGGAACGAGAAGAGTTTTTATCAGCGAGCATCGAAGCACTTGAGAAAGTTAATAAGCAGTTGGCGAAACTGTCTTTGCAAAAAGAAGAGTTAACAGAAGCGATCATTGCAGCTTTTGGTCATGGGCACGAAGGTCAGCGCACATATGACTATCAAACCTGGAAAGTTGAAATTAAAACACCCATCATTTATTCACTCAATAAAAAATTGTATGAATCAAAAAAATCTCATATACCAGACGATTTTAATCCTATTCGAGAGTCGGTGTCTTATCTTATCGATAAGAGGTTGTGTGATCACTATATCGAAAATTCGCCAGCCAAAGTAAAAAGTATTTTGGTTGATTTAATCGATAAAAAGCCAGGTAAGGCGAGCGTTACTATCAAGGAGAGAGTGTGATGTTACCCAAAGAGAAAGAAGACAATATCTTAAGTTTCGTAAAAAAATATGTGCCGCAGGCGCCGAGAATAACTATCTATGGAACACCCGGAATTGGGAAGTCTACATTGGCTAGTCAATTTCCAGACCCGTTATTTTTCTTAACGGAAGATTGTGCGCTTGAAGGAGTCGAATATTTGGGAGTTATTAAATCTTACGAACGATTTCTTGACGGTATTATTAGATTGTCAAAGCTAGAGGAATTCCCTTTTAAAACATTGGTTATTGACAGCATTTCTAAATTAGATGCACTGATTGTAAGTTCTATCTTGGAAAAAGAAGGGATGACAAAAAATGGAAAGCCGCACTCTTTAAACTCGGCATGCGGTGGATACGGAGCGGGTTTTCAGGCGGCCCAGCAGGAGCACCGTTATGTAAAAAGCATCTTGGATTCTTTTCAGAAAAAAGGGGTGACAGTAATTTATATAGGACATTTAGCAACTACGAAATATAAAGCACCAGACCTGGATGATTACGATCGCTATTCATTTGTCATGAACCATGACAAAAGCCGAGAGGTCTACATTGATGATGTCGATGCAGTTTTATTTTGCAAATTAAAATCGTTTGTAACAACAACAGAAGGAGGAAGAAATATTGTTTCAAGCACCGATGACCGAATAATTTTAACCGGGGTTTCAGATGCTAACGTTAGCAAAAATAGATTTAACATGCCGATGGAATTGGAAATGAGCTTTGATGCCATCAAAGAATACATACCTTTTTTTAATGCTGCATCAGAAGCACAAGAGGAGCAATAAATCATGTTGATACTATCATTAATGATAATAAGCGAGCTATTAATGTTAATAGCTGTGTTATTTGTAAAAGATTCAAAAGAAATAATTGCGATTTTGATGGCGTTCCTTCTTGGTCTTGGTTTTTCAATGAATGTGAGCGCTAAAACAAATGAAAAACCTGTTGTTTTTGAGTGGAGATAAAATATGAGGCCAGAAGAATTAAAGATGGCGATGGCTATTAGAGGAAGACAAGGAAAATCTGTCTTCCCCAAATTGCTTAATGAAATTATCAGAAATAAAAGTGTGGAACGCAAAAATAAAGACACTATAAAAATCACTTTCAATGAAGAAAATAAATCATTTGATTTGGAATTAGCAAAGGTTTGCGCTAAGGAGAGACAAGATTTCAGGGTTGTTTGGTTTGATTTTAATGGGCTTCAATGGAGAGATGATAAATGAAAAAATTTGATTTGGAGTTGGCAAAACAAGGTCATCCTGTTTGTACTAGGGATGGAAGAGAGGCAAGGATTATTTGTTTTGATGCTAAAGGCGAACAACCCATTGTCTCGCTTATTAATAATTTCCCCTCAGAATACACTCAACGCAATACTAATAACGGAAATTATTTCTCAGATGACTGCGGTGAACACGGGAGCGACTTAATGATGAAATCCAAAACAGAAAAACGGTGGATGTATATTTCTGATTACGAGATAGAGCGAGGAAAAACATACGTCACTCATTTATATACCTCTCCCCCCGAAAAGAGTATAGACCACCAAATAATCGAATTTGAAGTAGAGGTTTAAAATGAAAAAATCAATATTAGCAATACTATCAATTGTTCTTGTTTCATCAATGCTTCAAGGATGTATGGTAGCGGCTATTGGGGCCGGCATTAGTGCTGTTAAGTACGCCAATGCAAAGAAGGCAGAAGCTCAAGCCAAGTGCAATGAATCATACAATAGATATCTGAGCGTTATGTTAAAGAACAAACAGAAACCAATGAGTTTGCAAGAGTATTGCAAACTGGAGGATTAATAAATGAAGCCATTTAACTTGGAATTAGCAAAACAAGGACATCCGATTTGTACTAGGGACGGTCGGAATGTGAGAAGTATTTGTTTTGATAGAGGGCATGCAACTTATCCAATTGTCGGTTTATATATTTTTGGGGGTGTAGAGTGTGTAGGAGAATGGACAATAGATGGCCATTATCATTTTGAAGCTGGATTGTTATCTGATTTAGATCTATTCATGAAATCCAAAACAGAAAAACGGTGGATGTTTATTTCTAGTGAAGAAATAGCGCAAGGAAGAGTGTGTGCCACTAATTTATGTACCTATCGTCCAAAAGCGCATATGGATGGCATCCAAGTAATCGAGTTTGAAGTAGAGGTTTAAAATGAAAAAAGAATTTATTACCTGCGATGAATGCTCGAAAGATATTTCGCCACAAAAAACATCATGTCCTCGGCGAGATATATTGAAATTAAGTTGCCAGAATGTAGCTATTAATTCCGGTGCTATTTTTGCTGTTATGCTACATCCATTGCTAGAAGAAGATATGTATTTTTGTGGTTTTTGTTGCTTAAAAAACTGGATTTTTGTTAGATATCAACCATAGGAGAAGTGAAAATGAGCTTTTGGAATTCAGAGCTAGGAGAAGTAACGGGTAATTCAGAAGATGCGTTTGCAAAATCATTTATGCAAATACCGGATGGGACGAAAGCGCTTGCAAAAATAAGCACATTCACCAATCAAATTTATAAAGATTCTAATTTTAAATACCTGGCTATTGAATGGGAATTGCAAGACGGTGATTTTAAAGGGCAGAAAGTCGTTCAAAAGATAAAGGTGTATGGAGGCGATCACTTTGATAAAGACCCAGAAAAAACACGATACAGAGCTTTAAACATGCTGAAATTGCTTTACCAGCTTTTTAATATAAAACCAAAGCATTCTGATGCACCAACAGATCCAGACCTTGCATTTTTTGTTGGAAAGATTGCTGGCATAAAGATACGCGAAACGGCCATGAATGAAAAAGGGAAACAATACAATTGGGTTTCTGAAGTTCACCCATCGCAAGGATTTAAGAGCGAAACAGGCGCAGGATTACCGGTAATAGCAAAGGTGTCAGTGAGAAATGATGCGTATAAAAATGAATCGTCGAATGAAAACGATTTCGATGATATCCCGTTTTAAAATGGGGAATAAAATGAAAACTTTAATTAAGTATTACAATGAGTTAGCCCATAAGATAGAAAATATCCCGTCCTCTGACGATAGAAAGCCCCGTGATTATATAGGGGCTTCTATCATCGGATCTGATTGTTTGCGCCAGATTTGGTACGAATTTAAAGGGTTTGAGTCAGAAGACGTTCCGTCAAAGATGCGGCGAACGTGGGAGATTGGGCGCGCGCTTGAAGGAACCATTCTTCGCTGGATAAAAGAAACGGGGATTGAGTTATTTAGTGACTGGCCTCAATTAGAAGCAGAAGGAATGCCCTATTTTAAAGGCCATGTCGATTCTATTTGGATGAAAGACGGAAAGGCGTTTGCCATTATTGAAGCTAAGACCGCTAAAGATTCCAGTTTTAATAAGTTTGTTAAAAGTGGTTTGCAGATGTGGAATCCTCAGTATTACGCACAAGTTCAAGCCTACATGGGTATGAGTGGAATTCATCTGGCCTATATCATCGTCCTTAACAAGGACAACAGTGATATTTCCGATGAAATGGTTAACTTTGATGGTGCGTTTTATCAAGACTTGATACTAAAGGCGAAGATGGTTGCTCGCGCGGAAATGCCTCCGCCTCGCGTAAATAATTCGCCGCTCTGGTTTCAATGCAAAATGTGCAAATTTAATAAGGAATGTCATAAATGAAAATAGAAACATATATTTTAGATACCTTGGCGGAAATTCAGAGAGACGAATCTTTTGCGGAAGAATTTAAAATATTTGCTCAAAACTCATTTCCAGTAATGAGTTTGTGTAATATTTATGAACAAGGAACGGGAAAGAAAATAAACAAGGAAAATGTAAACACTGTTATTTCTTTCATTAAAAAGTGCATTCCATTAGTAAAAGAAGCAGGAAAAGCCATCGAATGCTTCGATGATGAAATGCTTAGTAATTTAATCATAAATCTATATATACCAACTAAAGAAAATTATCTAAATGAGGTTCACTGAAGATAATCGGTGCAAATTTAATAAGGTGTGTCACAAATGAAATTTGAAGAAGCATTAACAGCATTGCGTTCAGGTAAAAAAATACGTCACCCATTATTTGATGATGGTGTTTATTTGATGGGGTGCAGGATTGGTTTTGTTTTTAATGAAAAACCTTTTGAAGAAAGACCTATTTCAATTGTTAAAATGAAAGGTGATAAGCAACATCATGATATGGTAGGAAGATTAGGATATGTTTCAAAAATAAGGGAACAATTAAAAAACATCCTCACAGAAGAGGATTATAAAAAATATCACAACATATACACGGAATTTGATATCGCCGATATATTTGATAATGATATTTTTCGTTCTCCTCAAATAAGCTTGTTATTAGTAATGCATGATGATTGGGAGATTGTTAAATGAATAAATTAGATTTTATATGCCCTTTTTGCATGCTAGATAAACAAGAAAAAATATTTATTAGCGAAAATTATGAGGAGGATTACATAACAATTGCTTGGGAATGTCCGTCATGTAAGTTTAGAGGAGAATGGGAACGTGTACCTAGAAAACCAAGTTTGTTCGTTAGATTTATCCAAGCGATTAAAAGAGCTTGGGGTTAAGCAAGATAGCTTGTTTTGCTGGATGGAACTAGGCTGCAAAGAGTGTGGCTTAAAAAATGAAATTGTTTATGTATATAAAGTAACTGGTGATAAGCCTAATAATGTTTATTCAGCATTTACAGTTGCAGAACTGGGTGAAATGCTTCCTCGTAAAATTTGTCAATACACTAGACTTTATGATCAGCCCGAGTTTCCTTGGATGAAAAAATATAGTGTTTGCCTTAATGAATCAAGCTCTAGTGAGGACGGATGTCTTGTTAGAGCAATCCATTCCGAAAGTGACGATTATGAAGCTAATGCCCGCGCAAAAATGCTGATTTATCTTTTAGAAAATAAATTAATGGAGTTGCCGATATGAATGTAGCTAAAAACGAAAGCGCCTGGGAAGAGCTTGGCTACCAACCACCATCCTATACGCTGCCTAATGAGCAAAAGATGGAGCGTTCTTTGTATCAACAGGAATATGCCCGGCGATGCCTGGATGAACTTAGGCGAATGCTGAGAGAGAAAACGGCAAACGGTAACTTAAATAAAACTGGAGTTATATATTAATGAGCAAAAAAATTGAAAACGAAGCAATCAAAAATCGCTATGAATTGGTGGACTGGATTTATAAGAAAGTCAAAAAACGGCTAGAGCCTGATTTTGAACAATTAGAAAAACAGACAGATAAATTTTTTGAGGCGACTGTTGGAGTAAATGATTTAATAAACTCAATGAATTACCATAAGCGTGAAATTGAAAACCAACAAAAAGCCCTTAACGATAGATCAAATAACCTTCAGCTTATTTACGATAAAATGATCAATATTGAAAAGCAGCTAAAAACATTTAAAGAGCTGAGGGACTTTTTTACAAATGAAAAGATACTTGAACCATTAACATGGGAAGAAATACCCGCGCATAAAATAAAAATAGAACAATCTGAATTAGTGGTAAGGACAAAAAATTGCCTTGAATTGATGGGAGTAAAAACGTTTGGAGATTTAGTAAAACTTAAAAAACAAGACTTATTAAAATCTAATAATTTGGGGAAAAAATCACTTAACGAGATAGTGAATGAGCTCGCAAGACATGGATTGAAACTTTCTGGGTGATTAAATGACTAAAACGCTACGGCCGTACCAACAGGAAGTATTGGACAAGTTAAAGGTTAGATTAAAAGAAACCGACCACCCTCTGCTCGTCAACGCAAGCGTAGGCGCAGGTAAATCTATCATTATTGCTGAGTTATTAAAGATCATAGAACACGCAGGTTGGCGGGCGTTATGCCTAACAATGAATAGCACGCTTATTAGACAGAACGCAGAAACCTATAGGGAACAAGGAGGAAATGCCGGAATATTTTGCTCATCACTGGGAATGAAACAAACAACACAGCCAATTATATTTGCCTCTCCTCTTTCCGTAAGAATAAGCATTAAAAAATCCGGCAAACTTTCTAAAGTACCGTTTAACTTAATTGTTATCGATGAGTGTCACAACATTAATGTTAATGACACAAACACAAGCTATATTCGCATATTCAACCATTACACACATTTATCAAAAGAATTAGGCCATAAACTGAGATTTGTAGGGCTGACCGGCACACCATTTAGAGGAAAGGGCTATCCCATTGTTGGAGATGATCTGTTTTTCAAAGAAGAAGTCTG